AGTTTATATCACATCGTGACCTAAAGCGGACATAGTCGCTTATTGAATTACCAAACTTTAGGGTTTATATAAGGTTATTAAATTAAGATTTCTTCCTGAGAAGTAGGTGCAAAGGCTTGAACTCGAGAATTTACGAGTTTAAACTTTGGCAGACCGCAAATATAACCAAATTTGAAGTCTTCACCTGTTGACCTAAAAAGACGAACATCGGGAGAATAATATGGAGTGTATGTAAAAAGGGTTGGCAATGTACCCATTGAATAACTCGAGGCATAAACGTCAGTTGGAGGAACTGTGCGCGCCATATGAAAACCTTGATAGTATGGAATTAAGAAATCAATTGATCTCTCTTGTTCAAATACTGGAACACTACGACTTCCTCCACGCGGTAACTCATAGTTGATACCTGATGCAAGCCATCCGGCAGGCGGAACACCACCTGGACCTTGATTTCCGAATGTTGTGGAAATATAAGCTTCACCATCCATGTTACCGGATCTTCCAACCATACGTAAATTCATACTACCTTTATAAAAAGCGAAACCACAAGCAAGATAATCGATTAAGTCGATATTGCTAAAATCTGTGTCTTCAAGAGTGCGAAACACAAAAGGTGCTACGCGTAAAAGTCCTTTTGAAGGAATCCTAAGATTGGGAGCAAAAACTGTATATGCATTTAGAAGTTTATTCAAATGATTGAACTCATCACCAACTGTTAATTTCATGTTCGTCAAATCATCTATTGGTGTTGAATTTCCTTTGACCATACTAGGACTCATCTCCATTCTTTCGGAACGCGAGTATTTGTTAAATTGCGTACCAAGTGTTGATGTGTCTGCGTGTAAATCAGGTAACATTTCATGTAATTGAGGAACCCAGTTCAAAGCTGTACATGGATTCGACAATTTCACGTCTGTTGCGGAAAAACTAACGACAACATTGATTTTGTCTGTGACAGTTGGTGTTGCTTGTAAAGGTACTTCAACAAGAACATAGAGTGTGCCAAAACTACATGCTGGTAAATACTGAGTTAATCGGAAATTAGTCAATGTTGAATTATTTCCTGATTCAACTGGTGTTGGAACGTACTTCAAGTTAGTTTCTGTAGCTGGTTCAATACGTTGTGAATGGTTGACGTGATCTCCACTGAATTCAACAACTGATGCGGTTCCTAAATTGATAACTGCTTCTGGCATTACGTTACCAACATTATAGTCGCCTGTATCCATTGGTGCATAAATGATACGCAATTTTCCTTTATGAAAATGAGTTCCGTAGACATCAAAATCAAAAATTAAAGAAGCTAACCAATTTTGCATCAATGAAGCTAACCACATCTGAGGTGTCATATACACATCATCTCCTTGGATAATAGCTTGAGATATTGTACACGGTGCTTTCCATAAGATTTTACCATTTTGATCACTTGTTGACCAATCAAAATCACTGATGATGCTAGGAATGCGATTTATCGCTTCTACAGACATCTCATCCATTGCGGAACCAAATTCACCTGGCACAGTATCCACACCACATCCCTGATCCATTGTAAATGTATGAGATGGTAGTGCGCCCTGTGCTGACAAATGGCAATCACCTGGTTTCCATTTGATGGCTGTTATTGGTTTATCATCTGGTGGTTTTGAAAGACCTAATGCTCCAAGAATGCTACCTCCAATCTTAAGGAATGGTGCTATAGTTGATGCTACTGAACCAATGACGGGTATTCCACTCGCAACTGTCGCCACTTTTCCTGCTGTATTAAGAATGCCGGATATCGCTCCACTCTTTTTGATTTTCGAGCTTTCTCTATCTCCGTGCATATCTGGTAAAGTAGAATCATAAATAGCTTCCAATTCTCTCAATCCTTGTAAAGAAACCGTTAGTTGTTTTATACGATTTTCTAATTCGATAATACCAACAGGAGGAGTGACAATAGTTGGATATTCTACCTTCACTGTGTCGACATCAGCGCTAATATATGCTGTGATATTAAAAGGCGCTTGAGTCGATGCTGTTAAACGAGATAAAATAACTGTGCCAATATTTCCGTTTTTACTAATCAAATTGCGAGCAAGAAATGGTGAAACGAAGGGAATTCGTATCTGCATAGTTTGTGACGATGGATTAGATATTTGAAGATTAGGTGCTGTTGATAATTGACTTCGTGTTAAGCGATGATCTACAGCTTCTGATGTTATGTCTGGAAAAAGTGTTAGCATAAGGCCTCCACTAACAAATGGTTGTACTGCGATTTCTAATCTAATATAAACGTCTGTTCGTAGGAATGTAAATCCTTTTAACTTGTCAGCGATGTTAGGCTGAGCTAAAAGCAAGGATAATACATCCCATCTTTTCAAGATTTCTCCACCAGTTCCTCCAATAGGAACTTCAAATGAGTCAAATTTGTATTCTCGACATATAACATCCTTGATAGAATGATCTCTATTTTCCATCATATTAGTCATTGTACTTTGAGGCATCTCTTGTACTTCTGGTAATGTTGAAACAATAGGAGCTAATTGTGTTGAGAATGATACAATTTGTTGTCCGGTCGTCGATTCTTCCGTCTGGTCCACAAATGGTATGTGACCAACTGTCTCAGCTTCTTGTGAATGTGCCGAGAGAACATTTTGTTCTTCTGTTGTTGTTGCTATCCTTGAGATACCATGAACAGTCGGATAAAACTTGCTCAATCCTGGTTGTTGGAAATCTTCGAGAGGACTGCTCTCAGGGCGTTTCCCATGATGAATATCATTACCCTTATTGATTGTATTCCAATCGTATTTGTCAAAATCATTGTCCTTTTCATGTCCATTAAGTAGGGTTACATTATAAGTGATATCATCAGAGAGAAGTGTTAGATTTTCACCACGCTTTAACATTCTACGAAGAGTCTTTTGAGGATAAAAACAATCTGCCGATAGTTCGACATCGAATTCATCACAGCACTTGACTATGAGAGGCACATATTGTTGGAATATGTGTTCTTCATGCAAACTCAATTCGCGAATAGCTAATCTGGAATTATACTGCATTTGTAATTTTCTCTTATCTCTGTCAGTATGATCGCACTTTTCCCAGTTTAACGGTTCCAAAATAGACGCAAGTTCCAGTGGTGCCATCCACGTTCGAGTAAATGGGTCTGGAGCAAAACCTCTTTTAAGAATTGTTACGTCGGTCAATTTTCGGTATGCGAAAGCGGTATCGTCCTTCAAATCAGTAGTGTACGTTAAACCATAATCCCGTAATTTGCGTTGCAAATCAGCTGGATGCATAATTTCGCACAATTTCTCAGAGAAAGCAATAACGTTGTCGTCTCCATAAAATGCGCCGAAATAGTGATTTGAAAGATTTTCCTGCACTATATATGCGTCAACTGTTCCAATGTCTTCTAGTAATTCATGCAAAGCTAGAAAAACTATACTTGAATTGAACAGAGTATTCACTATCGCAGTACCTGGGTTGCCTGAAGGTTGTCCTCTCATCATTTGAATGATTGTGTTACCGAAAACTTGGAACGATGATGTTAAATCTCGCCACAACATTGTTGATAAAGCAGCATTTTCTGGGTTCCTCTTATATATATGTTCTATATATTGATGAATTGTCCACAGAATATCTGTTCCAAGTGTACCATCGAAGTTAGAATAATCTCCTGCAATAAATTGATTAGAATATGGGCTCGCAACTGATTGAAATTGCATAACCAAATAATCCCATTCGTTGGAATAAGGATTTATTCCTACCAATGATCCATTATGCACTCGATTTTCCATAATATTCGAAAATAGATCTAAGTAACACTGTCGGAACATGATGACATAATGCAATGGTGCTGCAGCAAAACTACGAGTTTTATTAGCTTTGACTTTCTCTAATGTTCGCAGTTCATCTTTTGCTGTTGAAATGAACAAACATTGTGGTCTCATATTCTTTTCGACATGCTGCTTATAATCTGCTATCATACTCAAAACTAATGGATGATCGTATTTCCAATTGTCGAATTCGCCTAGAAAATCTCTCTTTCCCTTACGAGTTGTATGATGTACATAAGGATAACCTGCACTGCTCTTTCTATTTATACCACGTATATATTGATGTCCTTCTATTCCAGAAATTGCGACGTTATGTTCAAGTTCCTTTATATTTCGTGTTGGTCTAAAACGAGTTCGTAGATGAGCAAACACAATAGCATTTTGTTCGTCTGTAAATCCAACTGATGGTGTCATATACTTCTTCAAAGCTTTATTAACAACGTGTTCTCCTTCTTCCGTGAAGCCCAAATTTGCTGGTGCTTTTGTTGTTTGAGAAATTTCGTTGTGAAATAAAGACGGTGCAATGTTAGATTTTGCATTCGTGTAAATTGGTCGTTCAATTGTTCCTATTCTTTTGAAAGTATCATCAAGAATAGTTTTATGATCTCCAAAGAAGTGTGTAAAACCTACATGTAAT